TTTATATGTCCATATATTTCAAAGTTCCAGAATGTCATCAAGGTTTATATTCAATTGACAATTTTTGAAATGGAACGTCTTTTGCAGCATATTGTGGTTTGTCGACCTGCATCATTGAAGGGAACCATGGATATCCTGTCTGATATGTTCCATAACCAACTGTCATAGTATAAGAAGGAACAAAAGTATATGGCTGAATGCCCTGATTTGCTGGCATTTCAGCAGGATGTAAAGGTTGCACAGGGCATCTTTCAAACATATTATTCCTCAGTCCATTCTATGTTGATATTAAAAGAACCACCTGTGATGGTTGTTCCTCCTAAATTTACAGCGAGTGTTTGAGCTACTCCTCTTAAAACTATTGCCTGAGCTGGTCTATCACCAAAACCAAGTGCGACAAGCTGCCCAACAGCTGTTGTTGCAGGAGCTGGCAAGAAAAGTAGAAAATTCTTTACTGTTCCTACAGCTGATCCTAATGCTGCAGGGTTTGCTGTATATGCTCTTACAACGGCTGTTCCTGCAGCACTATTCGAATCATAAGGAATAACTGTTGGAGTTGAACTTGTTCCACCTGTATCAGCGGCTGAACGAAGGATAAGAGAAACAAGAGCAGAAGCTGCAGTTGTTTGCGTACCTGATATTTCTAATCTAGTAACGCGAATAGTCTTTGTTGCGCTGCCAATAATTGTGAAAATGTCAGTAGCAGAAGAGGCTGAAGCAAGACCTGATATACTTGCGCCATATGTTGCTCTCAATCCATCTGAATATGCAAATGAACCAGCAAGTGCAGTCCCTGCAATTAATTGAGCAGCTGTCGCAGCATAAGGAGAGCCTGAAGAATCAGTTCCTAGAATAATACCTTGCTGTGCTACTGTTCCTACATTAGGAACATATACACCTTCAGCGGGCCGACCATTGATATCAAGTGGCAAACCACCATCGGTAAACGCTGGCATATCTCACCTAACTTTTATAATCTGTGCCCATTGGGCCAGGCTTTGTTGACATTGACTTAGGAGCCAATTGCTGGAATGGAGGATATGTTCCTGTATGTGTCATTGATGGTTGACCAGCAACTTGTGTTCCTGTTCCATAACACTGAGTAGGAGAAGATCCGACAGGATATCCATTTGACCACTTGTAAGGATTACTTGCAATAGATCCGCTAGGCTGTCTATCTAATCCACCAGTAACTTGAACTGTTCCTTTGGTTCCTACTGAATCTAGAATATTTGGAGTTGAACTAGAACCACTAGCAACATTAGGATTATCTGCCATTATACTCTCCTTGAGGAGGAATCTCACCTCCTCAAGTGACTAGTTCTATGATGTTACAATACCAGTCAGAATTCCTTGTCCACCCAGATACTGAGAAACAAGAGTTTCAGAACTATATGTTCCATACATCCATTGTGTTGGATGAGACTGATCTGGTGGATATTCAAGAGCCCACATTTCTCTATTTACAGAAACTCTCAGAGGAGGCTTATCAATTTCTGCAACTTGGAATGGAAGAGTGAGGCTGACTGCAACAATAGTTCCTTGCATCAGATAAGGCACCATAATGATATCCATCAAACGACCTGTTGTCTGATTTAACCATTTTGTCGCTCGTCCTCCACCAACCATGTCACTCAATGCAGTTTGTGTAGGATTGACATTCACACGGAAGTTTGTGTTGTTCATAATGATGTTGGTTAATGCTTTGTGATCTTTCACACTGACGAGCAAACATTCTGGATTTGCACGAGAGTTCAGATACATTGCTTCTAACCAAGTATCAATATCAGATTTTGCAAGTGCTCCACCTGTATCAGCTACTCTCTTCACTGTTGCAGTTTCACCACCGACACCAACAGTTGAAAGTGCTCCAGCATTTAAGTAGACAAGTGATTGGATACCATCAAAAACCAATGTTTGGTTTGCTGGTGTACCACCACCGCCTGATGAGAATGTAATAGCTGTATTACCGGCTGAAACAACTGTTGAATATGCTGTACCTGAAGTTACTGGAGCTGCAGTCATTGTGACTGTAAAGTAACCAGAAGCCAAACCACCTGGATCATTCAAAGCTGAAGCTGAACCAAATTGTGCAGATGCTCCTTGTAGCCACATCGCTGAGTTGGCAGGTTGTGTTGATCCAGAACCAACATAAACGTTATATTTGGTTGCGTTCGGCACTCTCATGATGTTGAATGAGATTGTGCTTGTAGAACCAGTTGTTGTGACTGAAATTGCTTGTGGAACTGTTGTAGAGGCTGGTGAAATGCTCCAAGCTAAAGTTTCACCGATTGTATTCGCAGCTGTGACGATAATCCAATATGTTGCAGCTGTAATTGTTCCACCTGATGTTGAAGTTGTTGGAGTATTAGGAGGAGGAGGAGACCAAAGGTTTTGTGCACCGTTGAGGTACCAGACTTCTTGTCCTAACATCAATGAAGGAGCAAGTTTAGAAGCAACTTTGGCTCTGACATCAGGCTCAAACATTCTACCATACAGTTCAGATTCGATTGTGACGACATCTGAGAATGCAATTTGACGAAGAACATTTGATTTATTGACCCATGTGTATGATGCTTTTTGTGGAGCTGTCTGCTGAGCCAAAATGAATGAACCAACTGAAGGACCTGACCCACCAAAGACATCAGTAATTGCTCTCCAGTTTTCTACATCAATACCAACTGATGGAGTACGAGGAAGCATATTTCTGAATGGAGTATCAAAAGGAACAACAAATTTTGCTAGTGGCTCTAAATAGTAACCAGTCCAGTCAGCATTGTTACCAATGTACTGTTGATCACGATTTTGAGAACCTTGTTGAATTTGATTAATTGTTTCTTCGCTCAGTCTTTGATGAACATATTGCTTTGGAACATTGTGTTGGCGAACTGCACGTGTAAATTGATCCGAAAAATCATCTCCGTTTTCGAAAGGAATACCTCTACGTGCTCTAGCCATTGATCTAGCCTGATTAGCCAATACGTCTGATTCTGTGTAAAGACTATCATCAATGACGCCAACTGCTGTTTTTGCATCTCCAGATTTTTGAGCACCTGGTGGCAATTGTTCTTCTACGACTCTATCAAAAGTCGACATGTCTTATCTCCTACGTTGTGCCATAAGAGCAGCTGTCATGGCATCAACTTGTTTATCAACAGTATCAAGTTTTCCACGTTCTGCCATTTGTGAAATGGCATCATAGACAGATCCGTAACTCTGACGTCCATATGAAAGAGGAGGATCTGTGGCTAATGATTTCTCTGCCTGAGCAGCTTGTTGTGGCTGAGGAACTGCACTCGCATTCATGACAGGTCCACCTGGCATTGGTGTTTCCGCAATTCTATCAACTTGACCTTTTACCACTGACAATTCAGCGCGTAACTCATCCAAGCTTGATTGTGTTGGGAGAACAGACAGCTTCGACTCAAACGTATCAAATGCTCTCATTAATGCACTAGAAATCACTGCATCAATATTGACAGTTTCTGGAGTTGCTCTAGAAAGTACTCCTGCAACTTTTTGTAATCTAGAATAGACAGGTTGTAATGATCTTTCTATTAGACCGGTCACAATATGTTCTATATCAGAATCTTGTGCTCTTTGTTGCAACTTTTGCCAATCGTTATCTGGATCGTCATATCCGCCTAAATCAATGTCTCCATCTCCATCAGGATCTATGACTTTCATTGCTGATTGGCAAGCATCACATCCACAATTATCCATTTGAGAAACTGCAGAGTGCAAAGAATGTGCAATGCTTTTATGCATCTTATCTTTTGTTGCATTAGAGACTCTAGTTCCTGCTCTCTCTACTGGTTTTGTCTCTTCATCTTCTGAAAGATCCAAAACTTCAGTTGCAAATCCATCTGCTCTTACGATTTGAATATTGCAATCAGGACATGAAGGGTTATCTACAAGAGAGACTTCTGCAATAGAATATCTAGGAAGATACGGATATTCTCTACCTTCATAGATTTTGCGAGGCCACTTGCTAATATCATTACCGAATTCGCGATCTGGAATAACTGAGAGAGAAAATCCAGTCAAAACATCATCTTCAACCTTCATCCAAGTGTCATTTGCTCCTCTAGAAACTCTTACATGAAGATCGACACTTTTATTAGATTCGTTGAGAAAATGTTGGACTCTTTTTCCTACTGCTTTTTTAGGATCATGTTGCTCTCTAATGTTGCCACGCCACAATTCCCAAGCTTTTGGATAATAGGCAAAAATGGTTCCGTAGCTGTCTGGAACTTCTGCAGTTGCTTGTCCAATGACTTCTCTCTTATTCGCATCCACTCTAATGAATGGCATATACATCGATGGTCGATCAGATGTTTGAATTACTGCAGATCTCTCTATCTTCTCAGTTTCTAAAGGAAGTTCTGTGTCTTTATAGAGTTCACGTTCTTCTGGAGTATGTGTATGGATATTTCTCACTAAACCTTCTGCAGATCTATGTTTTGCGTGAGCATGTCCATGGTCATGATCATTGTCATCCATATGATCATGAGGATGTTCATGTGAATATCCATCAATTGCGTGGTCATGTCTATGTCCATGTGTTCCTGTATGAGGATCATGTTTATTAGAATCTGTCATTTTAGATGCAGCAGTTGCCCTTTCTTTTCCTTCTTCTTTATTTTCTCCACTATCATCTTCATTTTGCCATGATTTTGGAAGAGGAAAACCTTTTCTTTTAGCAATTGCTTTAATGCGAGCTTTGATCTTGTTCTGATCACCTTTCGCATTAC